AGCGGGGCGACAAAACCCGACTGACCTGTGAACGTATCATAGCTGATGAGATCGGCAGTGCAAAGCTGGTAGATCATAAGTTAGTCCAAGACCTCAAGGCGTTGGTGGAGACTATCCTGGCTGACGAAAACGTAACCATGACAGCGGAAGATAGAGCAGCATACCAAGCGGCCCTGCTCGCTGCGTTTGTGGGGTGGTAGTATGACTAATATCGACATCGACCAGCTGGCAAAAGAGATAGCAAAAGGCCTAGCTGAATACTCCCAGGATGTGGTTGAGAAGGTTAATGTCAGCAGTGAGAAGGTCGGCAAGGCCGCAGTCAAGCAACTTAAACAGACATCACCGAAAAAGTCTGGTAAGTATGCAAAAAGCTGGGCCGTAAAGACCGAACCCGAAATTGGCCAACCACATAAGCGGATTGTCCATGTTAAGGCTCCGCATTATCGGCTGACCCACCTACTGGAACACGGTCACGCCAAGAAAGGCGGCGGCCGGGTAGAAGGTAAACCCCACATCCGGCCAGCTGAGGAGATGGTTATAAGGGAGTTCATGTCAGAGGTAGAGGAGGCGATAAAAAATGGATGAGGCGACACTATTTACACTACTTAAAACAACCAAGCTGCCGGTAGCCTATCATCACTTCGTATCGCCGCCCAGCCCGCCGTATATTGTGTACCTGTTCAGTCATTCCAGTAACTTCGGAGCTGATAACAAGGTACACGAGGCAATAAAAAACTACCAGGTAGAACTATATTCCAAAACCAAGGACCCGACATCAGAAGCGCTAATCGAGGGCCTTTTTGATGCTAACGATATCTACTGGGAGAAAACCGAGACTTACATTGATTCTGAGGGCCTGTACCAGGTCCTTTACGAAATTTGAGGAGGATTGAGAAATGTCCAACAAAGTGAAATATGGACTAAAAAATGTCTATTACAGCGTAATTACCTTGACTAACAATGTGCCCAGCTACGCCACCCCGGTGCATATTCCGGGTGCTGTTAATCTGTCGCTGTCGCCGGTGGGGGAAAAAGTAAAATTTGCAGCCGATGACATGGAAGATTATTTTGCAGAAAATGTGAACAATGGCTATGATGGCACACTGGAGATGGCACTCGTGCCCGATAGCTTCCGAACTGCCGTGCTGGGGGATACCATTGATGACAACGGCGCGATCATTGAGAACGCCAACGCTACCGTGAAACGGTTCGCGCTTATGTTCGAGTTTGATGGGGACGCCAAAAAGACTCGTCACGTCCTATATAATGTACTAGCCAATCGTCCTAACATTGAAGGCACTACTAGATCAAGCACCAAGGAACCCAAGTCTGAGACGCTGGAAATTGAAGCCCGACCTGCAGTTGATACCAGCAATGTAAAAGCCAAAGTTGAACAAAGTTCTGACGCTTCTTACACCGGGTTCTTTACGACAGTCTACCTGGAAGATGCAGTGACTAACACCAAGGCTGGAGAACCGACCGACTTCATCACAACAACCCCCGCTGACGTTGTGGTTGATGCTACTTCCAATGGAACCCCTGCAGTCAAGAACGTGCTGTTTAACGGATCGCCGGTACCGGGTGTCAGCCTGACTATTGATGCGCTTAAGGTAACCATTGCTAGTGCCTATATTACTGGGCTGTCGCTGGCCGTTGGAAGCTATCCAATAGTTGTTGAGTTTACCAAGGGTAACAGCGTGACCTACACATTGGTTGTAAAGGCAACGGCATAGGAGGGTAACTATGCGTGAAATTACGATAGGCGAAAAGACCATAAGGGTCAGGGCAACGCCCCTGGCCCTCTTATTTTATAAGCAGGAATTTAACGCTGACTTAATCGGTGACCTTATGTCCATGCAGGCTATGGCTACTGACCCGAGCCAGTTTGACGCGCTGAAGTTCCTGCAGCTGATCTGGGCGATGGCTAAAGCCGACGATGCCAAAGGATTTCCCAGCTTTGAGGCGTGGTTATCGGGCATGGACTCCTTTGACTTTGCCGATGCCGACATAATGACCACGGTGATCGAGGAGGCCACCGACGGTTTTTTTCGTGGAGGCAGAAAGTAACGGGGAGCCATCTGACACCGAGCCAGACAGAATGGACTTAGAACTGCTGGCGATAGGCAAGAAGGCCGGACTAACCTTCGACGAAATGAACCTGCTGAGGGTTCGCGACTTGCTCAAATATGTGCAAATATACACCGGCAACGATGAAGGAACTGAAGCAAGACAGGCCACACAGGCCGACTTTGACAGGTGGTGAGGACATGGCTAAAATCAAGGGTATAACGATTACTTTGGGGGCGGATGTTCAGCCCCTCAATAAAGCATTAGCCGATGTAAACAAAAAGTCCAAAGACCTCCAATCTGAACTCAGGCAGGTCGAACGCCTGCTCAAGATGGATCCTGGTAACACCGAACTCTTGGCCCAGAAGCAGAAACTCCTTGCCGAGGCTGTACAAAACAGCAAGGAAAAGCTAGATAGGCTCAAGACTGCCCAGCAACAGGTCAACGAACAGTTTGCCAAGGGCGAAATAAGCGAGGAACAATACCGGGCCTTTCAGCGCGAGGTAGCCAAAGCCGAGCAGGAATTGAAGGGCTTTGAGAAGCAGCTAAATGAAACCGCAAAGGCTACAGATACATGGAAAAATAAACTCGACAAGGCACAAACTAGCCTTAAAAACGTCGGGGCTAAAATGACCGATGTTGGCAAAAACCTGTCGATGAAAGTCACGGCGCCGGTGCTCGGCCTGGGCGCGGCGGTGGCCAAGACAGGGATGGAATTTGACGCGGCTATGTCCGAGGTCGGCGCTATCAGCGGCGCCACCGGCGAGGACCTGCAAAAGCTAGAAGCGCTGGCTAAAGAGATGGGAGCGACCACCAAGTTTAGCGCCAGTGAAGCCGCCGAGGGCCTGAAATATATGGCGATGGCGGGCTGGGAAACGCAGCAGCAAATTGATGCGCTCCCCGGGGTGCTGATGCTGGCTGCGGCGTCCGGCGAGGAGTTGGGCGCAGTGTCGGACATCGTGACCGACGCGATGACGGCGTTCGGGATGGAGGCGGCCCAGGCCGGCGAGTTTGCCGACGTACTGGCGGCGGCCAGCTCCAATGCGAACACCAACGTTGGCATGTTGGGCGAATCATTCAAATACGTCGCGCCAGTGGCTGGTGCGCTTGGATTTTCCGCGCAGGATACGGCCCACGCATTGGGCCTGATGGCGAACGCCGGGATCAAGTCCAGCCAGGCCGGTACTGCGCTCCGCACAATGATGACCAACTTGGCCAAGCCCACCGTCAAGATGGAAAAGGCGATGGCCGAGTACGGCATCAGCCTGACCGATGTGAACGGCAACATGAAATCCCTTGATCAGGTAATGGACAACCTGCGGGAATCGCTCGGTGGATTGACCGAGGCTGAACAGGCATCAGCGGCCGCCACCATCTTTGGCAAGGAGGCCATGTCCGGCGCCCTGGCGATCGTGAACACCAGCGAGGCAGATTACCGCAAGCTGGCCGGGGCGATCAACGATAGCGCGGGTGCCGCCGAACGAATGTCCAAGGAAATGCAGGATAATCTGCAGGGACGGCTCACGGAGCTGAAAAGCGCCATTGAGGGCGCGGCACTCCAGTTATATGAGGCAATGTTACCGGCGCTGGAAAAGCTGGTCGCCTGGGTGCAAAAGGCGGTAGACTGGTTTGCCGAATTAAGCCCGGGAATGAAGAAAGCCATTGTGATTGTCGCGGGTTTGGCGGCGGCTATTGGGCCGTTGCTGATACTTCTTGGCACATTGTCTATAGCCATAGGAGCAATATCCTTGCCGGTTGCAGCGGTAATAGCTGGCATAGCGGCATTGGGAGCGGCGATCGTAGGGATATATAAACTTTGGAAAGAAAACGGCGAGAAGTCCAAAAAGCTACTGGGAGAGTTTGCTGATTATGCGAAAACCACGTGGGATAACATCAAACAAAAGTTTGTAGATGCTTGGAACAATATCAAAGACTTCTTCAAAAAATGGGGAGACGAAATTCTATTGATAGCCGTAGGCCCTGCAGGATGGGCCGTGTTGCTGGGTAGGAAAATCGCAGAAAATTGGGATAGTATTAAGGCTACTGCAAGTAATGTCTGGAATAATATCAAAACTGCGATTACTAGACCGATTGAATCAGCTAGAGATACGGTGCTCAATATCATACAGCGAATCAAAGATGCCTTTGCTAATCTGAAAATTACGATCCCTAAGCCTAAGTTACCTCATATAGAAGTCGATTGGCGGTCTGTTGGAATCGGAGACGCTCGAATAAATATTCCTAAATTTTCGCTTAATTGGTACAAGACCGGCGGCATCTTTGACCGACCCTCAATAATCGGCGTAGGTGAAGCCGGGACAGAGGCCGTCATACCTCTGGATAAGATGCCAGGCCTGATAGCAGATGCACTCAGGGACGCTATGGGAGGCGGGCAGGTAGCTATGGCTGGCGGGATCACCGTGCAGAATATGTACGTCCGCAATGACCAGGATATTAAGTTGGTAGCCCGGGAGCTTTATAACCTGCAACAGACTAACGCCAGGGGGAGGGGATTGAGGTAATGGGTATAACATTTAATGGTGTGCATAGCTCAACTTTCGGCCTGGGCGCGAAAGTAAAAAGACCTCTACTCCCTGGGAATAACGATAGTTATGTTAGTCCCCCTGGTAGAGCTGGCAGCATCTTATTCCCAGGCAAGCCGAAAGATAGATTTATACCTGTTGATTTCGGTTTTATGCCAGCCAGTAAAGCTTTATTTCGGGCAAAAGTATGGGAAATAGCCGCCTGGCTTTACACTGAGGAACGCGAGGTTTTAACTATTGATGATGAACCTGGTAAGTATTATATCGGAAAAGTAGAGGATGAGGTTGACCTCGAGCAGGCTTTTTTACTGGGGAAATTTTCGGTAGTTTTCCGGTGTGAATCTTTCGCCTACGGTGAGCAAATTACAACCACCTTCACAGGTGATTCGGCCACAGTAGCTAACTCTGGTACTTATCCGGCCCCGGCGATTATCGAAGCAAAATTCACGGGCGCGGCTGCGGAGTTTAAGGTGCTTCTGGGAACCGAATATGTAAGGGTGGTCAATGCTTACATATTGAACGACACTCTAAAAATTGATACCGGCACAGGGGCCGTGCTGATAAACGGCACTAGGGCTATGGACAAACTCGACTGGCAGAACAGTATCTTCTTTGAGTTGGCCGTTGGCAATAACACTCTGAGTATCACCCCATCCGGGATATGTACCGCGACCGTAAAACATACGCCGAGGTGGTTGTAATGCTATACATCTTTGATTCAACTGAAAAGCTGATAACAACGCTGCCGAAGGGCAGCTTTTTTGATGCCGTCCACAGTGAAGTATTGAACGGCGAAAACACCTTTGAATTTACCATCCCAACCGGTAGCGATTATGTAGTCGAGGGCAACTTGGTAGCCTTTCGTGACTTGGATTCATACTGGCAGGTTTTCGAGGTTAAGCGGATTGTGGACGTTCACGGGGACGGCCTGACACGGACGGCATATTGCGAACATATTTTCTATGAGTTACTGGACAATATCGTTACCGACAAGCGGCCATCTGCTGACGCTACTGCGGCTCTCGCCGGGATGCTAGACAATACCCGCTGGCAGGTGGGTATCGTTGACGACCTGGGCGCATCCTCAACATCTGCTTACTATGAATCTGCCCTGTCTGCTGTCCAGAAGGTCGCCAACGCATGGAAAGGTGAACTTAATTGGCGTTGTGTAATTACCGGCGGGGTAATCACCAGATATGTAGACCTATTGGGGATGCGTGGCACTGATACCGGTAAACAATTTGCTTATACAAAAGATATCCTCTCCATTGAGCGCGAGGTTGACAGCTCCGGTGTCGTTACCGCCCTATATGGCAGGGGTAAGGGTATTGAGCTTGATAGCGGAGGTTATGGCCGCAGACTGACCTTTGCCGATGTGGTAGCCGACGACAAGCCAGCTGGCCAGGAGTGGGTAGGCGATGCTGATGCCCTGGCGCAATGGGGGCGACCGGGAAACAGGCATCGCTTTGATGTGTTCGTGGACGAAGAAGAAACCGACCCTGCAAAACTCCTGCAAAAGACGCGGGACGAGCTGGGCAGGCGTAAGGTTCCCCGGGCGACGTATCGCCTGGATGTAGTCAGCCTCGAAGAACTGACCGGTTACGAGCATGAGAAGGTACGCCTGGGCGATATGGTGCGTGTTATAGACCGGGAGTTTAAGCCGGAGTTGGTCGTGTCGGCACGGGTGATTGAGATTGAAAGGGATATCCTAGACCCCGCGAATACAAAAGTCGTGCTAGGTAGCTTCGCCCCGACTATCGTTGAGGCAACAATCAATACTGCCCGACGAGTCAATGAGATGGCGAATAAGCCTTATAACACGAAATGGCTTGACGGTAAGATAAGTGTCCTGCAGAACGCTATTGAAAACACTCAGTCTTATGTCTTCCAGACAGGAGAGGAAGGTATACTGATTCTCGATGCCCCGACCTACGACCAGGCCACAAAAGCCATGAAGTTGGGTGGGGGAATCTTTGCCATCGCTAACCAGAAAGACGGACAGGGCGGCTGGAACTGGCGCACCTTTGGAGATGGCTCTGGTTTTACTGCTGACCTTATCACGGCAGGAATGATTGACGCTGGGCTGGTGCAGATTGGCCCCCAAACCACCTTCGCCCCCGGCTACGACCCGGTTGATAATCATGTATATTTCCAGTATTCTGCCAACGGCACATCTTGGCATGATACCTTCAACCCTGCAACGGACAAGTATATGCGCCAGAAGGTTGGTGACAGCGGGACTTGGTCAGACCCGA